TATAGAAAAATCACAGAGGAGGAATAAATCATGCAGATTAAAGAAGAGAAGAACGGCTATAAAATTGGGATTAATGACAACCCGGACGTTGCACACATCGAAGAACAGAAACGCTGGCAGATTGAATTTCCAACCGGAGAGAAGTATTCCGGGAATGAACAATCTATCAGAAAATTGTTTGAGAAAGTAGCCGGGATTTAATCAACATCAGTCTCACATCCGGGTCAAACCGGGATGAGACATTCCCGGCATGTATCTCAGTTCCCTCACGCCATAAAAGAGCATTCCCATCCCACGATACATGCCGGCACTCCTACGGGGATATAAGCAGGGGTTCGACTCCCCTGAGGGGTGTTCCAAAAATGGCAGAAGAACCGCGGACGGTTAGAATTGAAAACATAGACGAACTTGAACGAGTCACGCACCGGTGCACGTCCACCGAACTGCTCACAGAGATACAGGTCAGTATTGCGAGACTAGAGGGAGCCATTACGTCAATGGCAGCAGCGAGTCAGGAGCTGAACGCACGATTCGAGGAACAGAACCGGGAATTCAGACAGTTTATGCAAACCGGCCATATATGCAAATATTCTGCGCAGATTGAACTGCTGATGAACGAACGGCACAAAAAACTGGGGTCAGATTACTGGGTCGAAAAATTTGTTGAGAGCATCAAATACCTGGTTCTGTTTGTGGCCGGTATGTTTCTGACGTTCATTCTACGGGGGGGACATTTATGATCCGTTACACCCCGGATCCGGAGTCCCCATTAGCCCGGCTCTGGCCTGACGGAGTAGTTGGAGAACTGGCAACCGTTCAACCGGACCAGGCACACCTCCGGGTAAAACTGGGGTCAGGCAAAGATGTGCGGTATTTGTCGTTGATTGTGCCGTGGAGGCGGTGTGAGGTGGTGCGGTAATGGCAGGAGGTAGACCAAAGAAACCAATTGACTATGCAGTTGTTTATGAAATGGCCGCTGAGTTTTGCACCCAGGACGACATAGCAGAAGAATTGGGGGTTAGTGTTAGGACGTTGCAACGTGACGACGAGTTTTGTCGCGTATATAAAAAGGGTCTGCAGGCGGCAAAATGTTCGTTGCGTCGTAAACAGTACGCTGTTGCAATGTTGGGAGACAAAACTATGTTGATCTGGTTGGGAAAACAGTATTTGGATCAATCTGACAAGGTTCAACAGGAATTAACCGGCAAAGACGGCGAACAACTCGTTGTTAAATTCGAGATTGTCGATGGTAGAACGACTCGCGACGTTTCACGAGTTCTTTCAGAATAACCAGGACAAACGGGTCCTGGCAATTTATGGCGGAGCAGGAAGCGGCAAGAGCGTAGCGACTGCACAACATATTGTTTACCTGCTGCTTACTCACCCGAACGCAAGGATCCTAGTCATCCGTAAAACCCTGCCTGCACTTCGGATAACTGCATACCGGCTTATTCTTGACATACTTTACCAGATGCAGGTGCCGTTTTACCTGAATAAGTCAGAACTTGTTATAAGGTTCAACAATTCGGAAATACTCTTCAAAGGCATGGACGACCCGGAAAAGATCAAGTCATACGAGGCAAACTATGTCTGGTGCGAAGAAGCAACCGAGATCACAAAAGAGGACTTCTTACAGCTCAACCTGCGAATGCGGAGGGCGAACGCTGCCGGTATAAACCAGATGTTCCTGACGTTCAACCCGATCGACGCCTACCACTGGCTGATCACCGACATAGTGCAGGGCAACCGTGAAGACGTAGCGATCCACCATTCCACCTACAAAGACAATATTCGGTTTCTGTCGCCGGAATACATCAGCGAACTTGAGAACCTGATCAACCAGGATCAGAACTATTACCGGATCTATGCACTCGGTGAGCCTGGCGTTCTTGAAAACGTCATTTATACGAACTACGAAATAACTGACACCTGGCCGAAAGGCGGCGATCTCTTTTACGGGCTTGACTTCGGGTTCAATAACCCAACCGCTCTTGTTGAGGTTTGCGTTTATGATTCGCTCGTTTACATCCGGGAACTCTTGTATAAGTCAGGCTTGACAAACGCCGACTTAATTTCTATTCTTCGCGAGATCCTACCTGATGGTGCCCTGATCTATGCAGATGCAGCCGAACCGGCCAGGATTCATGAGATCCGCTCTGCCGGGTTCAACATTAAACCAGCTGACAAATCGGTTCTTGACGGCATTGATGCGGTAAAACGGCACCGGTTATTCATTCATCAGGACAGTCAGAACCTCATCGCAGAGATCCGGGGCTATTCGTATCGAACCGACAAAGACGGGAGAGTATTAGAGGACCCGGTGAAGTTCAGGGATCATTGCATGGACGCTTTACGTTATGCCATACACAGCCATATGAAGAGCCTGAATTCGGGAGTGTTTGCAATAGCATGAATATATTACAAAGGTGGTTGGCAAAGCCACAGGAACCAAAACCGGAGACTTTTGCCACAACAGCGGGCAACATGCCCCGGTATTTCGATGAGCAGAGCAGAGACGAGCAGCTCATGAGAAAATGGCAGCGGATCTATATGCAGGGCGGAATAGTCAGCCAGGCCATTGATCTATATGCTCTCATGATCCTCCGTCGTGGTTGGACCCTCATCGGCGGTGATGCAGAGGTCAAACTGGTCGAGGCCGAACTGAAACGGCTGAACGCTCATGATATATTCTGGTATTCGATCACCAGGTGCCTGACATACGGGTTCTCGCTTTGTGAGATCGTGCCGCCTGCCAGGGGTCATGGTGTTGCCCGGATCGTTAAACGATGGCCCGGCATGTTTCGGATCAAAGTGGATCCATATGGTGACATACAGGCGTTCGCTCAGGTCATGCATAACGGGCAGGAATCTCTCATTGACCCGGATCGGATGTTTTACCTGGCGCTCATCCCGGGTGACGACGAGTATGGGATCTCTATTGTCCAGCGGGCGTATGACGATATTATCAGGGACGTGCGGACGATCACCGGGCTGGCAAAAGCCATAGAACGGCACGGGACCGGGAAACACTGGCACAAACTCGGTGACGAAACACACCCCAGCACACAGGCAGACGTGCGGGCATACAAGGCAAGCCTGAAAGAGATTAGAGAGGATAGCGAGATCGTCACGACCCACACCGTCAGCATCACTGACATGGACCGGCAGGGCATACCGAACGCTCAACAGTATAGTGATTTGACCCTGCAGCGATTGGCCGGGGCTCTGGGTGTGCCTGGTGAACTCCTGGGGCTCCGTATCGGTACGACTGACAACACGGCAGTCAGTAGAATTGATGCGTTTTACGACCAGATCCAGACGTACCAGGCTGCCCTGGCGGGGGCCGTGAACCGTCAGATCATTGACCGGATCACCGGCAGGCCGGGGGCGGTGGTGATTGAGTTCAACGACCCGAGCCCACGAGACGAAGTAGCCAGGGCGGCCTGGATAACTCAGCTCATGAACGCGAACAAACTGGACCCATTATGGATCGGAGAAGAGTGGATCCGTGAACAATTCGGCTTACCTGAGGTAACAACATGACAGCAGTAGATTACAACGTAAACGACCCAGAAGCGGCAAGGCTTCTGATCAACGAATTTAATGAGGACTTACCCCCGGCAGGACAGCCATTAACTGATGGTGTTGCCGTCGGCGGGTCCGGGCGTATGGCATACCTGAACATTTCATTTTCGTCTGTCGTGTCTGCAGTCCTGACCCTGACCCGTACGGCGGGGGTTGCAACAGTGTCAGAAAAACTGAACGGTGGAACTGCCATTGGTGCCGGTGTGCATTATTCTGCAACGGTGCCGGTAGTGCCTGGTCAGACGATCAACCTGACATACGGAGACACCGGCGGGAAATATACCGTCGCTGTCGGTGCGGTGGTGCAGAATGGGTAGCCCTATTTTCCCGCCGATCCCGTCCGGCGGCGGTGGTGGGTCAAGTAAATGGGGCAGCATCACTGGCACGCTGGCAGACCAGACAGATCTAGGTGCTGCATTAGATGGCAAAGCCTCACGAACCGATTCAGATCTCACCCTCTACGTATACGAAGATGCAACAGGAACCGGTGACGGCAGCAGCAAAGTAAACGGGTTTACAACTCTACAGGCTGCGATAGATGCCATACCAGACGTTGCTCAAAACGTTACAATAATCGTCTGCAAAGGGTCTACTAATTACTTAGGACAAACAACCACAATCCAAAAAGCGAGTGTCAAATCCCTGACTATTCAGGGTGAGTTTTACGCCTACGAGGCTTGTGATGCAAATGCTGTGGCAGGTAAAGTGGTTGACGCAGACGCGGACTTTTCAAACTTTGCGGTTGGTGACAGGGTAGTTTGTACGCATTATTCAGGCACTCTTGGAGCAAGCAGTATTGATGACTATTTCTATGCCACGATCACAGAGGTTGGCGAAGGATACATCCAAACAAGTGAAGAGACAAAAATCCCGACAACTGGGTGGAAGTATCTCATTAATCAGACAGTGTTTGATGGGGATGGCGGGGCAGGATTGTATTTTAGAGACGTGCATGGAGGTGTATTAGGAATTGGGTTTCAAAATCATGTAAACGGCATTCATTACGGAAGATCTTCAAATGTAACAATAAACAGTTGTATTTTTGATGCATCCGTGCCATCTGTAGTTTCATATCAAGATTGTAAAGCATATCTGCGCAATTCTGCTGTTATAAATATTCCAAGTGCCAGGAGCGGTGTGTATGTAGATTCTGGTGCATATTTACTTATAAAAAACACGGTTTTTGGTGCAGCATCTTTGACTACTACAACCGGAATCAGACTTGGTCCAGGATGTATTGGTGGGAATATAGAGTATTGTGGGTTTTATGGATTTAATAGAGGAATTAATAATCAATATCCTGTATGTAATGTATCAATAGTATGTGCATATTTTGACTCTGTTTGTAATACCGGCGCATATGGTTACAACATAACCCTGTCAAATTGTACCAACAACGCAGCAACCCCCGTAACCAATTTAACCAGTGGGGGCAGCATTAAGGAATGGGATGGTCAGGCATTGCCAAGCATTGACGATGCAACTGGCGGTCAAGTGCTTGCGTTAAAGTCTGATAAGAGTGGACTTGAGTTTGCTACTGTAAGTGGTGGCGGGTCTGGTATTACGTGGAATGAGGTTACTGGGACTACACAGGATGCTGCTGCAGATAATGGATACATTACAAATAACGAATCTCTTGTTACCGTCACGCTCCCGTCAACATGTGCTGTTGGCAAAACAATACGCGTTGCTGGTAAAGGCGCCGGACTGTGGAAAATTGCACAGAACGCAGGCCAGATAATCTATTTCGGAGACCAGAACACAACCAGTGGAACGGCTGGATACCTGGCAGCACAAAATCAGTATGATAGCATCGAACTCCTCTGTATTACTGCAAACACCACATTCAACGTAATTTCAGCGGTTGGAAACATCACGGTGGTATAATCATGGCAACACAAAACGCGATCTACAACGCTCGAATCAATGACATTTTACCGAACATCATCGGCATCGAATGGGATTCGTCATCCAGTTCACCGGACCTGAAACGAATCGCTGCTGACGGGACCGCCATACCATCTGCGTACTTCAATCGTGAGTCATACTTCAATTCCCACCCGATTCATGGCAACATGAAACGCTGCACGCTCACAGCAGCAGGAGCAGCCACATACGGAACGGATGCGAAAGGCACCGGGCTTACGCTGACCAATGATTATGTCATGGTCCGAATTCCGAAAACCTACATCAAATTCGAGTATTCAGACCCATACTGGCGGTGGTGGATTTCACCCACTCCTGCAACGGGGTTTTCCCTCCATCCGGCGTTTTATCAGCGGGGACATTCTGCTAGTCCGGTTGATCAGATCTACGTCGGGGCATACACGGCCGGAGCAAACGGCGGGACGACTGCGAACAACGGGATATCCAATACCCTGTATGCAACCGATTGGACTGGGTTGAAACTCACCAGCAAATCCGGCGTTAAAAACCTAACTGGAAGCGGATCATCAGGAACAATGGCACAATTTGAGGCGGCAGGAAACGCAATCGGAACCGGATGGGGACTTATGAATTTCCACACGCTCTGTCTGTTACAACTGTTATTTTATATCGAGTTTGCATCGTTCGACTCACAAAGTAAAGTGGGGCTAGGCAGAACGAATACGTCGAATACATCAGCAGCACTTACCGGCACGTATCTGAATCAGGTTGGTGAAGGGGCCGGGACCGACATACAATCATTACTCGCAAGCAACGGAACGTACGGCAGCACTACGAATGGCTATCACTCGGTCGTTTGGAGAGGGATAGAAAACCTGTGGGGCAACATCTGGCAATGGATACCTGGCTACAATACTACTGATACATCTCATCGGATATTAAAACGCGACGGAACCGGAACCATTGCGGATGTAATGGCATCCGGATCGTATGA